GATAAAAGTTGAAGCTAACTCATACATTGCCAAATTATATTTTATAAAGCCTGTTGTATCCACCAAATTTGCTTTTACACTAAATATGGAGGAAAGATCTAAAGATTTCTTTGCTATTTTTTTAGATGCATTTAAAAAACCATCAATACTGTCTAATACATTAGCAGAACCCTTGTCAACGGTTTTTGCAGCATTTATCAAAAAAGCACCGAGGTCTTTTGTCAAGCTAAAGTTCTGGTCAAAAGATCCTAAAAAATATTCAAAAGCTTGTTTTAAGGCGGCAGTACCTTGTTGTACTGTTGCTGTTGTTTTTTTAAAATCAGCATCAGTAGAGGCTGCCATGTCCTCAATTGCTTTTATCACAGCAGAAGATGTGAGTTTACCTTCCGCACCAAATTGCCGTAGCTGTCCTGTACTCAACTTCATGCTTTTGGCAATGCCTTGTCCCAGATATGGTATTTGCTCTAGGACTGAGTTCAACTCTTCACCACGAAGAACGCCTGACGACAATGCCTGTCTTAGCTGCATAAGACCTGCAGAAATAGACTCTAAACTACTACCAGATAACGACCCTGCTTGTGAGATAGTCTTTGTCAATTTTATTATCTGATCGCCTGCAATGTTCTTATCTTCCAAAGATTTTGCCACATCTGCATAAAGACCGGACAATTGCTTGAAAGATCCCCTTGTTTCTGTAGACAATTTGTATAATTTTTGCTCAGTAGCTAAAAGGTCATATTGGCCTTTTGTAACTAATTTTAATTTATTTTGCACTAAAGTCAAGTCATCACCAACTCTTGCAAAATAAGAAGCCGTACCAAGCCCTGCAAAAACCGTAACAATTCCAGCTACACTTTTTCCAAGTGTACTCATAGATCTATTAGTAGTTACTGCTGAGTTGTTTATTTTATTTAATGCAGCCGAGCCTGTGTTTCCAAGCTTAAAAAGTGCATTAGACGATTTATCAGCACCTTTTGACATAAGGCTTATATTAGAAAATGCCGATTTAGAAATGCTTGCGCTATTGAAAGATGCAGCTAATGATTTATTCAAATCGCTTAAATTCTTTTTGGCTGATTTTGTATTCAAATCTACGTCAATTAAAACGCCAGACATTAAAACCTCCAAAATAAAACCCCACGTTAAATGTGGGGTAAGTTGTGATCAATTAGATTGCACTATTGTCCCATTTGGTATTACACCTGGCTGTGACAATAATGTCTTTTCTATAAAGTACGCAGGGGCTTGAGTTGAAGAACCTTCATTAAGACTCTTTATATAGCTAACTGGATTTATTAATTTACCATTTAGATATTCCCAGTGATCCCTTGCGTTACCTGTATCAACAGGTGTAGCTTCTTTAAGCTTTTTCAGTAAGCTTTCAGTTTTTTCTTTTTTCTTTTTTTCAAGTTCTTTGTTTACAAGACTATCGATGTTACTTTTAATTTTTACGCTGACCATACATCTAGGGTGTCCCCTCCTTTAGCAGAAAGCATTTTTGAGAATAGAGAAGAACCTTTCAATTCTGACATTGAAAACTTTCCATCCTCTTGTTTTTGCTTTTGTCTTTGGTTATAAATAGGATCAAGGGAATTAAAGTATTTCCAAGGCTTTTCTTTAGCGCCTTGCGTTTGTAAAACTTTGTATATACGATCATCTTCTCTCCAACCTACGGGTCTTCTTTCAAAGTAGTTATACCATCCTAGAAGCTCTTCGTAAGTCATCTCTTCGTATATTTTATGTACAGGCATTTTTAAATGAAAAGCTATCTCATAAATGGATAGCTCCTCATCAGTCAGTATTACTTTCCCGCGTCTTGGCCAATGCCAGAGAATTTCATAACTTCAGTAGAGAGTTTTGACAACTCATCCATCGGGAAGGTTTCAAAATCTTCGTCAGTTAAATCTTCACCGCCTTCCACGGCAGAACGAATTACTGTGCGTAATACACCAAGACCAGCTGCGTCATCATCTTGTAATTCTTTCGCCTTGGCTTGGATGTCCATGACCTCTGCAACACTGAGTTTAGAAATCTTGACTTCTTCACCCATGAATTTAACAACTTTTTGTACGCGTTTACCTACTAAACCTTTAATACCTGACATTTTAATTTCCTTTGAATTCTTCACTGTGGGCGGCCTGATAGTCATCTAGCTGCTTCCTCATTGTATGTAAAATAGAAAGTGTTTTAAACACTTCTGTTGATTTTTCTTGATTGCCATCAAATTCAGCCACTCTCGCAAATGTTTTACGAATGCTGATATCGATGGATTTTCTCATATGTTTGGCTGTGACTCTTAGTACATAACCAGCGTCAAACGGTTTTTGTTTATCTTCTTCCATATATTTTCCATTTAGGAAACCTTATGAATTGTGCCACACACAGTGCACTTAGCACCTTTCTTTTGGTTGTGATTACACACTCTCATACCTTTTCCGTATTTAGTGTCTTGATATTTTGCAGCTGGAGTATCACTGCAATTACATTTTAAAATTGACATAGACACAATAAGCCTCATTTTTAAGAATTGAAAGTGCCCTCGAAAGGGCACTTAAGAGTACACAATTAGATTGTGTAAGCACCATAGAAGTCAGATTGAACTGAAATAGCAATGGTTGCAGTTGTCGCATCAGTCAAGTTAGGGGTTACCAGTAATGATTCCAATTTACCTCTGAAGAAGAATTGAGAATTTTGAACTGTACCTAAGCCGCCTATGTTTGAGTCGTACTTGCTTTGAGTTGCAGTCGGAGTGATAGAACCTGTTGGATCAGAGGCCAACAATGTAAACCTCCAAACGCGCGATACACCGTCGCCAACCATGTTACCCAAAGTGTCGGCTGGACTTGTACCTGTGGTATTTCTAGCCCACTCAGATGGCAAATAGTTGACTGTAATTTCCAAAGATGGCGCATCAGATTGACCACCGATAGACTGTGACTGCTTTTGACCATAAACAGGTACGTTTACAATATTTGGTTGAGCACCAATAGCTGGAAATTCACGTACGTTAGGGATTCTAGCGTATTTTGGAATGCTTGTCACAGTTGTGAACATTCCTTGGAAACCAGCTGAATCATAAGTTGCTGGAACTGAACCAGATGTTTCTGCTTTACCAGCGGTTACGGTACCTACATAAACAGAAAGATCTGTATAGATAGCTGCACCGATTGAGTTAATATGTGCCATTTATTCGACTCCGAAAAAATTAAAAGGTATTGTATATTTTGCTCTAAAAAGAGTTGTGTTGCTGGAATCATTTCCAGCAAAGTCCAAACTGCTTTTTTGTAATTGTAAAGAAACGCCTTCTCTTAAGAGAAAATTTTTACAAGACAGAAAAGAGTCTAATGTGTCTGCAATAAAGCTGGTCCGGTTTGGCCCTGTGCCTGCAGCTGTAAATATATCTATTATTAGTATTCCAGATACGGATTTCGTATTTATACTTGGACCGCTTGGGATAATGTTCACTCTGATGTATTCATTTTCCAAATCTTTTGGTACAAAATTAGAGGGCACTGTTTTGATATTGAGGATGCTCCAGGCTTGCGCACCAAAAACAGAAAAAATAGCGTCTTGTAAATCCGTAAACTTACCCATTACTACTCTCCCTGATTACGCTGAAAAGTGATATAAAACCATTATCTTTTATATTATCGCTTATTGTCCAAGTTTCATTGTTATAGATGACAGAGTCAAAATTAGAAATATTACCTATTTCTTTTGTCTTTGCAAGCAATTGCATTGAAACAACGCCAAAGTCTTTTCGACTTTTTTCTTTGCCAACAATCACTGTTTTAGCAGAATATGTTACACTGGTATCAGTCACAAGACTTGTATTAAAATCAAAAGTACTTGATGTCTTTTTTATATATATAAAATCTTCAGCAAGATCTTTCAGCTGATTAAAAGCTAAATTTAAACTACTATCAATAAGATTTTTATAGCTCATTAGTTAGCTCTCCACCACGAGTTTGAACCTGAATTTATCAACAGCGGAGATATAATAGTCTTGACCGCTGCTGGTATTAAATTTGGTTTTTGTATTTTTGAAAGAGATATAGTACCAATATTTAAATTTAAAACGCGGCCTGTGTCATCTAGCAGATTTTCATTGTTCAATAAATGATTTGCAAGCTCAAATGTTGCTTGTTCAATTCTCTTAGGTACGCCTGAAAGAGTGACATTTGTGCCAATCCTCGGGTCAAAATAAGAACCAACCCTTGGAAAAGCCAAGGGTTGATTGGAATCTATGGCAACACCTGTCCAGCGTAAATTATCCAGAATACTTGTTGCAGTCACCAATGAACTCGCTTTTAATGCAATATCTACAGAAGACCATCCAGTAGAGTCAAGACGGTTCTCAAAATAAGCATCACTTTCGGCAACTGTAACATAGGAATTTATACCTTTATTTAGTGCCATAAAATATCTCCATTAAGAATGGAAGATTGGCAAGATACCTAAAGATAATGCTGAATCAGTTTTACGTTCCCATGTGCCTTTAGCATTTGAGATTGTGTTTACAGATGTTAACAAAGTAGGGGTGCTGACTTCGATTGCATATGCATACTCTGCATCACTAGGGAATTTATCTTGTGCGCCAGCCCAGTTATAACCGGCAGGAGCCAATACATAGCCCCAACGATACCAAATTTCAGTAGAACCGCCACCATTGTAAGAGCCTGCTGTACGTTGAATTTCAACGCCATCAGGAACAGCCAAAGGTTGCATTGCAATAGCACCTGGCAATACGATATAGCTGGTTTTTGTACCAACGATATCTACGCCTGCGCCTGAATTGATTTTTGCCAATTCATTTGCACTTAAGCTTTGGTTAGCACGAGTTTGAATCAATCTGAATTTACCATTGAAAATGGTTTCAAACTGAACATTACCTTCAGTGACAACAATGCTGTTCACTAAGTTAGCTGCGCGTAAAGAAGCCAAAGTTTCTGGAGAGCAAACTAGATAAGCCCACTCTGGTTCGTAGTCTTTGAAAGCCATGCCAAAAGCGCTTAAGAACGCTGTTGCACGAGCCGAGCCTTGTTCTGCAGCAGAAGCAGGAATGACAGGTTTGCCTGCGCCTAAATCGACATAAAAACCATAGCGTTTGTCTTTAACATCATTTTCAAAGGTTTGACCACCCAAGCCTGGTTGACCTGAACCTGCTGCCGCACCGTTCAATGCTTCAGAAATTGCAACACCTTTCAAGATAGAAAGAATTGCATTATGCTCGTCTTGTGCTTGAGTTTCACCGAAATCACGACCGATTTTTGCTAAACCGTCTTGTTGAGTGACAACTTGTTGCAAGTTAACTTTTTCTGCACCATGTGTACGAACTGTTTTTACATAGTTCAAGAAATCAGAAGCATAGTTAGTTTTTGAACCAACAGCTGCAGAAGTCAAAGATGCAACATTGATTACAGGGTTTAATGGTTTAAACCAACGAACTTGGCCGATGAAGGTTTCAGTTGATGTATCAATGTTTGGGTTTGAGCCGACAATACCTGTACCCGACAATTTACGAGCGTTGGTATAGGCTTCATCAGAATAAGCACCGATAGTGCTTTGTAAAACAAAAGTTGTAGCGCCAGCTAAGTCTGTTTTTGCTGTCATTTAAAAATCCTTAAATTATCTCCGAGGGAGTTTACCCTCAGTAGCGAGTTTTAGTACTTCCTCTTGGCTCATTTCAAACAGAGATTTGCCTGAAGAAGAATTTGTGTTTGTAGAGCTACTGTTTGAACTTCCAGTCCCATTTGATACTTTTGCTTTAAACAAGAAAGAATTATCTTCGGCTTCAGAAAAGACTTTTACAAAATCTTTGATTGAAATACCTGATTTGTGAACCCATGAGCCACTTTCGTTTTGGATAAGTTGTCCCACAATTTCCTTACGAGCCATTTCTACAGCTTTTTCATTTCTGAATTGATAGCTTGATAAAGCCGACTGAACATCTCGATCACGAGTAAGCTCTACATTCCGTCTTTCCAACGCTTCTTTTTCAGCTTTGATTTCAGCCAATTGTAACTCATAAGCTTCTTTGTGTTTACCTTCATCTTGTAAACGCTGTAATTCTGCTTCTTTTTCTTTTTGTTTATAAGTGGCAAGCTCTTTCAGCACATCGTCTCTTGCACCGTATGCTTTATCTAACTTACCTTTAATGTCTTTGAGGCTTTCCTCTAACCGTTCTTGTACAAGTTTTTCCACTAAATCTTTTTCAGAATCAGTGTTGCTAGTGGTTCTGTCATCAACATTTGTATTTTCTGGATCTGTGTTTTCAGTATTTGTAGTCATTGTTTTACCTTGAGTACGACTCGTTATGAGAAAAATACAATTTTTCTCTTGGAATTCATTTAGTATAATTTTGTATTTAATTACAACTTCTATTATACGGGTTAATTTAACGGGTTTCGTTAACCTACTCCATACCATCCGTAATCATTTTTGAAATCTGAAGGAACTTCTTTTACAATGTCTTCTTTCAAAAGAATATCAGACTCTTTAAGAACCTTTCCTCCGACAACAGATCTACCTGCAATCGGAATCAAACCAATGTCTATTGCTTCGTTCAGATATTGATCGTAAAGTTCTTGAGGCAAACCTCTTGCCCTCATTTCATCCAGAGTAGACACTATAACATTTCTGTCCAGTGTTTTTGCATAGATTTTTCTCAAAGCATTCCTAGCATTCAACATATCAGCTGCATTTGCAAAGAAAGCGTCATGAATAGTGCTCGTGGGAATGTTATTTTCCTTTCCCCATAGATGAAAATTTTTAACAATTGTCGCGTCGTTAGAATGATTCCCGTTAACTGCAAAGGCAGTGCGCGCTCTTGTTGAATCGGCAATGTCATTTATTTTGCCGTCCTTATTCATCATTTCTTCCCACCAAGTTAGTTCAGTCTTTTGAGGTACTTGCAATATATTGGTGGTCCACTCGCCTTGTTTATTCTTATAAAAAAGTCTTTCTTCAAATTGTTGTGTGAAATTTTGTTCGATCACTTTACCATCAAAATTAACCCAAGGAACATTTGTCCATGATTTAGGCATTTTATTAGCACTCAGTAATTCCACTTCAAACACATCTTGCTCTTGAATAAACTTACCTTTTAATAAATTAGAGGGTGTTGGTAATGCAGGCCTTAAGAAAGACAATTTAAAGTATTTACCACCTGTACGTCTTGCTTCCGGTGTTGCTGTCCCATAAAGAATGTCATGTAGGTTACTATTTGGCTTATAAAAACTTAAGCGTTTCAAA